TATAGACCATGACGATGTTTATAGGTGGCATGATATTTATGCTACTATTAGAAGCAACCTTAGTAACTTTATTTTTATGGTTTGCAGGTTGGTTCGATTAAATTTATGGGGGTGTAGCTCAGCGGGAGAGCATCTGCCTTGCACGTAGAGGGTCGGGAGTTCGAATCTCCCCACCTCCACCAGGAATTATTATGACAGTAGAAGAATTATTAGTAGAAGAAAAGATACAATTTAAGCAGTCTCCAGCAGACTATATCGTTTCGTGCCTAAATCCCGAGCATGACGACTCAAATCCTAGTATGAGGATTGATAGAATTACAGGAGTATTTAATTGCTTTTCCTGTGGTTACAAGGGTAATATCTTCAAGTTATTTGACAAACCAAGTAATTACTTAGATATAAAAAGAGAGAAAGTAAAACAGACAATAGACCGAAAAAGGTCAGAAACAGTAGGATTATTAATGCCTACTGATATTATGCCATATGTTGGCAACGCAAGAAATATAAAGCCTGAGACATACAAACAGTTTGAGGCATTTCTAAGCATTAGCGCACCATTTAAAGATAGAATAGTATTTCCTATACGAGACATTACAGGAAAGATTGTTGCGTTCAATGGTAGAATACAAGGTAAAAATATAACTGGGCAACCAAAATATATTTTACACCCACCAAAAGTACAACTACCCCTATACCCTTATAATGTTACTCCAATAAAAGGTAGTATCATAATTGTAGAGGGTATCTATGATGTAATTAATTTACACGATAAAGGACTTACCAATGCTATGTGTGCGTTTGGAGTGAATCAAGTAACTCCTGAAAAATTACAACTCCTAAAAATGAGAGGAGTAGAACAGATAGACATATTCTTTGACCCAGACGAAGCTGGAAGAGTAGCAACTGAAAAGGTCTCAGAACTATGCGAGAAAGAAGGACTAAAATACAAACCAATAAGAATAGACCCAGAGTTAGGAGATGCAGGTGCGTTAGGCGAAACTGCAGTACGAAAATTAAAAGAACAATTGTACTAAGAAAAATAATTCTTGACAAAAGGTTAAAATTAGAGTATAATATATATTATGAAAATGAAAGTAGCACTAATAGAATCAAAACCGAGCAGAAACAAATTTTTTGAGCTTTTTAATAATAAGTTTGAATTTGACTCATATGTTCTCTGTTCAAACCCACAAGTAAAGAAAGTACTCAAGCGTGATGTAGATATCAATATTGATGTCGACAAATACGATTGGGTTATTTTAGTAGGGTCGGAACCCCTCAAATACTTCACAAAGATAAACTCTATTACAGAGTATACTGGTCGTGTAGTAGAAGATAAGTTTCTTCCTGTAATCAATCCAGCTATGTTGGCTTTCAAACCTGAAGCTAAGAAAAGTTGGGAAGAATCAAGAGATAATATTATAGCATATATCGCAGGAGAACTTAAACAAGAGAAACTCGGTAGTGATGATATTTTTGGCATTACTGACACAGATGAACTAAATAAATTTTTGCAAGATGCAATTGACCATGAGAATGAATTCATAGCACTTGACTCAGAGACAACAGGATTGTATCCTCGCGATGCATATATGCTGGGAATTAGTTTATCTTACAAAAAGAATCATGGTGCATACATATCAACAGACTGTATAGACGAAACGTCAGAAAAATTACTACAAGAACTTTTTAACAAGAAAAGAGTAGTTTTTCATAACAGCAAGTTTGATATCGCATTCTTTAGATATCACTTTGGATTTAAGTTTCCAAACTTTGATGATACTATGTTGATGCACTACACACTTAACGAGAATCCAGGCACTCACGGCCTAAAGCAACTCGCTCTCAAATTTACTCCTTATGGAGACTATGAGAAACCAATGTATGATTGGATAGAAGCTTTCCGTAAGCGTAACGGATTACTCAAAAGTGACTTCACATGGGATATGATACCTTTTGATATCATGCAAGAGTACGCTGCTTATGATGCAGTATGTACTTATCTCATCTATGAAGAATTTTTACCTTACATGCAGAAAAACAAAAAATTGGGTAATGTTTACTACAATATTCTACTGCCCGCAACAGAATTTCTACTTGATGTGGAGAGTAATGGTGTTCCTTTTGATAGGGAGCGTCTTGTAAAATCTTCGGTGCTGATGCAAGAAGAAATTGACGAGGCAGTATCTAAACTCTATGAATATACAGAAGTAAAAATATTCGAAAAAGCACAAGGTAAAGACTTTAATCCAAACAGCACAATGCAACTTCGTTCATTGTTGTTTGATTACATTGGATTGAAACCTACTGGCAAGAAAACAGGTACAGGTGCTGATAGTACTGATGCCGAAGTGCTCGGTAAACTCGCAGAGGAACACCCAGTACCACAGTTAATTCTTGACATTAGACAAAAGGTTAAAATCAAATCTACTTACCTAGATAAGATTATTCCTGCACTAGATAGGGACGAAAGACTAAGAACTGGGTTTAATTTACACGGTACAACATCTGGTCGTCTCTCCTCTAGTGGTAAAATGAATATGCAACAGATTCCCCGAGACAATCCAATTGTCAAAGGTTGTATCAAAGCTAAGCCAGGCAAGAAAATTGTTGCGATGGACTTAACTACCGCAGAGGTATACTGTGCTGCGATTCTCGCAGAAGACATTGCTTTGCAAAAAGTATTCGAAGATGGCGGTAACTTCCATAGTAATATTGCTAAGTTAGTTTTCAATCTACCTTGTGAAGTTGATGATGTTGCTAAGTACTATTCTACTGAAAGACAAATGGCAAAAGCTGTTACTTTCGGTATTATGTATGGTGCTGGACCAAAGAAGATTAGTGAACAAGTTACCAAAGATAGTGGCACTTATTTTAGCACAAGTCAAGCTAAAGAAGTTATCGAAGATTACTTTGAACAGTTTCATAAACTGAAGAAGTGGTTAGATGATTGTAAGAAACTTATTGAGAAACAAACTTATATCTATTCTTTCTTTGGTAGAAAGAGAAGATTGACGAATGTTCGTTCGACAGATAAAGCAATTGCTGCCCATGAAGTTCGTTCAGGTATCAATTCTCTCGTTCAATCGGTGGCGTCTGACGTTAATTTGTTAGGCGCTATTGATGCTCACAAAGAAATTTGTGAAAGAGGTTACAAGAAGAATATGAAAATATTTGCTTTAGTTCATGACTCCATTCTTGCAGAAGTTGATGATGACTATGTTCAAGAGTATAGTGATATACTTTTAAGAAATGTGCAAAAGGATAGAGGACTTTCAATACCAGGCTGCCCAATTGGTTGTGACTTCGACGTAGACGAAGACTACTCCCTTGGGAAGTTCAAAAAGAAGTATGAATCTAAATGACATACGTTGGCCTATCTATGTTCTTCATTCTGATGAAATAGAAGAAAGAGATGGGCTACTATTCTGCGACACTCAAATCGTAGATGATAAAAATATGGTAGGCGAAAGTCTTGGACTTCGTAGACTACAAACACCACACAAAAATCTTTACAAACTCAAAGTGATGATTGAGGACTTTTCTGACTTTGTTCATCACAGAGGAAGTTTCTTTATAGATAGTAATGGAAAGTTCTTTCGTTGGGTAAAGAAAAAGACATGTAGTGTTATTAGTCATAAAATTATAAAGACAGAGAAAAAGGATATTGCTACACTTATATGGTGTAAAGATATTCCTTATCCTTTTATAAAGAAAAGACCACCGAGTGCATTGATGAAGTATGCAAATATTTTATATATGGATAATAATCCTTCATTTATATATTCGTTATCAGAGGAAAAACAAAAGAAAACTTGGAGAAAGATATGATTGTAGTAATAGATGATTTGTTTGAAGATTACTCAGTAGTAGTTAAACATCTACAAGAAACAAAAAAGATAGAAAAAGCACCAGAGATGGTATCTACTATCTTAAATAAAGCAAGTCAATATTTTGATTTATCTTCAATGAAATACTATGAGGCATGGACACACGCATTGAGTAGACCAGCAGACTGGCACTACGATAAAGATGAAAGATTATATGCTAGTAAAAATGAGTTGAGGTTTCCGTTGTGTTCTAATGTATTTTATCCTATTGAAGACGAAAATTTAGTAGGTGGTAATCTTATATTTGAAAATGGAGTAGTAGTTGCACCCAAAAGAAATAGATTAGTCGTATTTGCGCCTGGACTATATCATAGCGTAAAACCATTTCGTGGAAAAAGGATTAGTATAAATATTAATCCTTGGAGTACTCTATGAAGGCAGTATTGAGTAACAGAATATTTATGGAAGTAGATGCTTCTTTACAGTCTAAACTCGATAACGAGCTTACATATTCTATACCCCCAAGAAATCCGTTAGACCCACCTTTCATTATAAAGAATATGGGCATAGTTCGAAAGGGTTTAGTTACCCTACCTAGCGGAAGGACGGATTTGATACCAGAAGATTACGAGATAGTCGATAAGCGTGTTGACTCACCAATAGAACCTTTTGACTTTAAGTTTAAGTTACGACCTTCGCAACAATCGGTATATGACGATGTTAGTGACAGTTGTATAATTAACGCTTGGGTCAGTTGGGGAAAGACATTTACTGCGTTAGCTATCGCAAATAAGCTACAACAGAAAACATTGATTGTAACACACACTTTAGCATTACGGTCGCAGTGGGAAAAAGAAGTACAAAAAGTCTTTGGAATTACACCCGGTATTGTAGGTAGTGGTAAGTTTGATATTGACTCACCAATTGTAGTAGGCAATGTACAAACTCTCTATCGTAGAATGGGGGAGATTGGTTCCGTTTTTGGAACTGTTATTCTTGATGAAATGCATCATGTATCTAGTCCTACATTTAGTCGTATTGTCGATGCTAGTAAAGCAAGGTATAAGATTGGATTAACAGGTACAATGGAGAGGAAAGATGGACGTCATGTTATCTTTCGAGACTACTTCAACACAAATGTCTATAAACCACCTAAAGAGAATTACTTAGTACCTAAAGTACATATTCTCAAGTCGGGAATAAGATTCCCAGATGGTGCAACTACACCATGGGCTTCTCGTATAAATGCAATAGCATATAACTGGGAGTACCAAAACATGATGGCAGTCTTAGCAGCAAAGTATGCGGCAAAAGGGCACAAAGTACTAGTAGTATCAGATAGAGTTGATTTCTTAAAACAATGTCATAGACTAGTTGGAGAAAATTCTATTTGTGTTACAGGAGACGTTCCTCACGAAGAAAGACCTGCTATAATCAAACAAATATTTAATGATAAAGATGTTTTGTTTGGAACCCAAAGTATATTTTCTGAAGGTATATCTTTGGATTGTTTGAGTTGTCTAATACTAGCAACTCCTATAAATAACGAACCCTTACTTACACAGCTTGTAGGTCGTATCATAAGGATAAATGAGGATAAACCTCAACCTATTATAATTGATATTCACTTAGTTGGTAAAACAGCAAATCGACAGGCAAATGCGAGAATGGGGTACTACATGAAACAAGGTTATGAAGTTAATACGATATAGCATCGAAAAATACTTCTTGACAGAAGGTTAAATTTTTGATATAATGATATTCTATAATTGGAAAAAGATACTAAAAGAGACGAATGGAAAAGTAAGTGACATAGTTGCTATACTTTATATTCTGACTTATAAAAAAGAACCTCCAATCAATAAAAAGGATAGGCGGTTTAAGTTTTGGCAAAAGAGCTTTCATGGTGATAGCTTTTTGGCTAATCCTGAACCTTTACTTATCCAAAGAACTAGATATTCAGACGTGGAGATTGCGCAGTATGCAGGTATCGCTTCACTTCGCAATGTATTTGAATATCGTAGTAAAAAAGATACCACACTGGACTTGCTGGTCTATACAGGAAAGCAAGATATATTAATAAAAAACAGACTACTTCACGTAGAGAATGGTAGAATCCATTTTAAATTTGAAGAAGTTACTAAGGAGAAAATGCAATGGCATTAACATTTAATAAATTAAAGGGCGAAGCCCAAAAAGGTAAAATCGAATCCTACACATATGTAGAAGGAGACAATACTGTAAGAATGGTCGGTGATGTATGCGCAAGATACGTTTACTGGCTCAAAGGAGAGAATGATAAGAATGTTCCTTTCGAATGTTTATCTTTTGATAGACAGAAAGAAGCGTTTACTAATATCGAAAAAGATTGGGTAAGAGAATATCACCCAGATATGAAATGCACTTGGTCTTATGCTATACAATGTATACATCAAGGCAAAGTAAAAGTTCTTAATCTAAAAAAGAAACTTTTAGAGCAAATTATATTAGCAGCTGAAGATCTAGGCGATCCTGCCGACCCGGAAACAGGTTGGGACGTTTACTTCAAAAGACTTAAAACAGGGCCAATGGCTTACAATGTGGAGTATCAATTACAACCACTCAAGTGTAAACCAAGACCTTTAACAGAGCAAGAGCAAGAGCTTATAGTTGAGCTTAAGTCAATGGACGAAGTCCTTCCAAGACCTACTGCGGATGCACAAAAAGAATTACTAGACAGAATCAGAAGTGGTTCTGCGAATTCTAATGCGGACGACAGTATCAATGAGGAGTTTGACTTAACATGATTGGAGTAGGCGATAAATTTCCAGAGTTTAAACTCAATGGAGTAAGTGGTAATCAATGCAATCTACACGAAGATTGGAATGACGCAGATCATGACTTTATTACTGTCAACAGTTGGGATTTATCGAACTGGTCAGTTATCTATTTTTATCCAAAAGACTTTACATTCATTTGTCCTACAGAAATTGTAGGAATGGACGAATTACTTTCAGAAACTGATGAAGTTTTTGGTATAAGTCCAGACAATGAGTATTGTAAGTGGAACTGGAAAACAAGTGATGACCATGCCCCTTTATATGGCGTGGCCCACCCTCTTCTAGCAGATTGCAACAATAAGTTAGCAAAGGAATTAGGAATAGTAAGTGACGAAGGAGTACCTTACAGGGCAACTTATATAGTTGACCCTGAAGGCTTTATCCAACACATATCGATAAACGCTCTCAACACAGGTAGAAATGCAAACGAAGTATTAAGAACTCTACAAGCGCTTAAAGCAGGTGGATTAACAGGGTGTGAATGGAACCCAGGAGATGACTTCGTAGCATGATATTATTTACAGCAGACTGGCATATTAAACTAGGACAGAAAAACGTTCCAATGTCCTGGGCATGTTCAAGATATGAATTATTTTTTCAACAGGTTGAAGATGCAGTCAAAAAACATAATATTACATTACATATCATAGGCGGGGACTTGTTTGATCGAGTCCCTTCTATGGACGAACTCACTTTGTATTTTGATTTTGTAAAGGGTGTTAGTGTGGAAACTATCATTTTTGATGGCAACCATGAAGCAACTCGTAAGAATAAAACATTTTTTACAAACTTAAAAAGAGTTACAGAAGAACTCAATTCACTGGTAACAGTTATAACAGATACTTATTATCAAGATGATTGGGCAATTCTACCTTATGCTGATTTACATTTAAAAAACAGTATAGAAGATATAGATAATATAGATTATCTATTTACTCATGTGAGAGGAGAAATACCACCACATGTTACACCAGAAGTAGACTTAACTAGATTTGATAGATTCAAAACGGTTTTTGCAGGAGACTTACATGCTCACGAGAATACTCAACGAAATATTGTGTATCCTGGAAGCCCTATGACTACGTCATTTCATAGAAACGAAGTTAAAACTGGTTATCTAGTAATAGAAGATAATTGGGATTGGACATGGCATCAATTTGATTTGCCACAACTAATTCGTAAGACTGTTACTAGCACAGAAGATATGGTGCAAACTGAATGGCACCATACAATATATGAAGTAGAAGGTGATGTTTCAGACTTGAGCGGGGTCAAAAACTCTGACCTACTTGATAAAAAAGTTATCAAGAGAAAGACTGAAGCTACACTCATACTTGATAAAGAAATGACAATTGAAGAAGAATTGGGGGAATATCTCTCATACATTCTTGAACTTGACGAGCATAAAGTCAAGAAAATTATAGGAGTATTTAGTGATAACGCTAGAAAAGCTGAGATGGAGTAATTGTTTTAGTTACGGCTCTAACAACGAAATAGAACTTAATAACAACACTTTAACACAACTAATCGGTACAAACGGTGCTGGTAAGTCTTCTATACCTCTAATTTTAGAGGAAGTTCTATTTAATAAAAACTCCAAAGGTATTAAAAAGGCAGATATTGCCAACAGACAAGTTAATAAGGGATATGATATATCTCTTGATTTTTCTGTGAATGACGACTCATACTTAATTGATGTAGTTCGTCGTGCAAATATAAAAGTAAAGTTGCTTAAAAACGGTGAGGACATTTCTTCACACACTGCGACAAATACTTACAAAACATTAGAAGAAATTATTGGGATAGACTTTAAGACTTTTTCACAAATTGTCTATCAAAACACCAATGCTAGTTTACAATTTCTTACGGCTACCGACACAAACCGTAAGAAGTTTTTGATTGATTTATTACAGCTTGATAAGTATGTAGCTTATTTCGATGTATTTCGTGAGCTTTCTAGAACCCTTGGCTCAGATGTTTCACGAATAGATGGGAAAATTGCAACTATTGAAAAATGGTTAAAAGACAATAAATTGGAAGATACATCACTACTATCAAAAATGGATTTACCAAAATATTCGGAAGAAGACGGAAAAACTTTACGGTCTTTACAAATAGAATTTGAAAATATCT